GGATAAGATTATGAACTCACTTCCTGCTGATGCGGGAAACGACATTCTTTCTCTGCTGGCAGATGCCAAGCGAGAGGCTAACACCGTGCTTGCGGACTTATCCGCAGCAAACAACGAATCAAAAGAGCGCAGACTGAAAATTGCCGAGATGTCAAGTCAGATTGATGCGCTTAACGCTAAACTGGCGGATGCCACTAAAGCGGATCCAGAACTTGATTCGATTAAAGAGAAGGCTGCCAAGTTTGACGAGATGATGGCTAATCAAAAAACTGAAACATTGAACAAATGGAAAGCGAAACTCGAAGAGCTACAGGCAATCGTCAAGAATGACACAGATAAGCGCAAAGACAAGGTCGCTGCGCTATTGGCAGACTTTGCACATCCTGCGAACGGCGAAGAATACACTCTGGAAATGGCAGATGCCAACCTGAAGCTGTGTTCCGTGCTGGAAAAAGCAGGAGCGTTCACCGCACCGGAAACCGTGACTACAGATTTCCAGCGAAAGTCAGGATTGCCGGCTGGTGACGCACCCAAAACGAGCGGAGATGCCGTTTTGTCACTAATTAACAAAAAATAACACGAGGTAAACTAACATGGCTACTACAATCGCCAATCTCCAAACTCTTGCCGCTGCCTGGGGCGTAGGCACAGAGTACATGCCCATTATTGTGGATTTGCTGAAGCGAAGCTCGCTTTTGCAGACCGCTACGGCCGCAAGATCCACGCACGGGATCAAGCACAAATACCGTTATTTCAACACTCTGCCCACTGCCGCTTTCCGTGAAATCGGTGACGGCATTGTGCCGCAAAAGATCGACATGAACACCGCCTCTATCGATCTGAAGGAGCTCGTATTCGATCTCTATGATGATTATCAGGCTATCCTGCAATACCCTGGCGGGAAAGAGGCATGGGTACGCGATAATACTCCTGCTGCTATGGCTGGACTGGCCAATGCGCTTGCCACTGCCGTTTTCTATGGCAATGATAGCACATTTGGGTACAGCAAAGCATTCAAGGGATTTCACCAATATGCCAAAGACCTTTCTCAGGTTGTAGCGCAAAAGGGCGGAACCACCGGAAGCAGAACCTCTATTTTTGCGGTTCGTTGGGATGAGTTCGATGGCGCATCTCTGCGTTTTAACAACACCGAACTGATTAACGTGCTGGACATGACTCCTACGCAGCCCATTCCGGTTGTCACCAATACAACCACAAATGAGCAACTTGATATCTTCAAATGGAAGTTCAGCAGTTATTTCACTCTTGTCGTTCCGAGCGCCAAGAGCGTGGCTGCCATCACTCAGATTGACGCCTCCCATGCTCCCACCGTGGACAATATGAACGCTCTGGTAGATGCTGTAGAGTCTTCTACCGGAAACACCGTGATCTATACATCCAAACTTGGTCGTCGCATGATTGCCACGCTTAAAGATGCCAAGATGAACACCTTCTCTGAAGGCGGGGACTATAATAGCTACCTGCCGACATGGCGTGGCGTTCCGATAATCGTAGATGAAAACATCCTTGCCACAGAAACTACTGTGCTGGACTAATAGGAGATTAACATGGCTACATTATATCAAAAATACGGATTCGCTGTTGACCAGATTCTTTCTGAGGATCAGGCACTCCCGAACGCTACTACTGGAGATTCCACTAACACTATTCAGCTTAATCTCACGGGGAGCGATAATATTCACGTGGTGGTTTGCTCTGCCTCCGTTACTACCGAGCTCGCAAGCGGCGCAACGCTCGAAATCCGGCCTACTGTTGGCCTGACTGCCGATGCCGTTGACGTTGTCTTGCCCTCCATCCTGATCACACAAGCCGTGCAGTCTGACGCATCGTGGGCATCTGGCGAAATGATTACTCAGTTTGTGCTGCCTGCTGCCTTACTTGGCTCGTATCGCTATTTGAAGTTGACATACGTAACGTCAGCTAACGAAAGTGACGATAAAGTTGAGGCTTTCACCATCATAACCTAACACTCCCTCCTAAGCGGGGCGGTTTCCTCCTTGCCGCCCCGCACATTTAAGGATGTATAATGAAAACACTTGCAACGCTTGACACGATCTCCCGCTGGGAAAAAGAGATTAATAACCTTGGCGGATATACAGAATCATGGGGCTTGATCTCTGTTTCTAATGAGTCACCGGCTACGATTTCGGTTTCTAATAATGTTGCTAAAGGGATATTTGCTCTTGCCGCGGGCGGTTTTTCTTCCGTTGCGGCAGAGAATAATCTTTTGAGTATCCCGCCGGCGCAGACTGTATCTGTCGCGCTTTACGATTCCGGAGATGCGCACATTGATACATTTGCGCTCAATGAAGGGCATGGCGTTTATCTCTTTGGCGCTAACGGTATTGAAACAGGAACGCTGTCAGACGCGTCTGCATGGACTGTGTGCCAATCTTCGCGTACATGGCAAGACAAGGTTGATCTGGCTCATGTTATTGTGGAGAACGATGTATTGACAGCGCTTTACAATCGCCTGAGCCAATACACTGATTCCGAAATTATCGATGCAATAACCAACATTGACGCGCTTGCAATTGCTGTTGACATGAAAGCGCTGGAGCTTATCTATATGGATTTAGCGAATAGCGGATTCAATCAATTGTATCAAACCAAGGCAACAGAATACGCGCGCCGATATGCAGCTGAACTGCGATCCGCGATTCAGCGGATTAACATCAATATCGATGGCAGCGCAAAAGACCCAAATCGCATCGTAACGCAAGGGATGTTATCAAGATGAGGATTGATACTATTTCTGTGCCGCGCACAAATTTGCGATTTTCGGTCAGCGCATCTGCCATGAAAAAAATCGGTATCGAAGCTGTGCGCATGATGATAGACAGAACCAAAAAGGGCATCGATATTGATGGCATGCCATTCGCTCCATATTCGCCACAATACATCAAATATAAGGGCGAAGCCGGTCGCGTTACTGATCCCGTTAATCTGCAATTCAACGGCGAGATGCACCGCTCAATGCTGGTCGTGGCTACGAACAATAACGCCAATATCAGCTATGGCGATCGCCAGCGCGCATTGGTTGCGCTATATCATCAAACCGGGAACGGTCAACCGCAGCGCAAGCATTTTGGCTTTACATCGGAGCAAGCGCGGCGCATTATGGATATGCTAACTGATGCAATTCGCAAGGCGGTGAAAAGTGACAAATAAAATAGA